GAAAAAAACTCGTATGTATTTAAACAGAAAAATCTCAGTAGTTCTTATGACTACTTAACCAAGCAAAATGAAATCAGTTAGGACATCTGAGACGATTAAATACGTACAGCCTGGTGATAAACCAAAACCTCAATACCCGAAAGAATTCTTTGACAAGAATCCAAATCAAAAACCATTAATTAGTGTCCCGCACAAAGATATTGATTTGGCCAACATTCGCAACATTATTAAGAGTGGTATACTCCAGGGTGGTCTTCAAATCTCATATGTCTTGAGATTCATCTACCTAATTGGCAAAACAATAACAGATGAATTAGATGATGGATGGCATTCCTTTGGTGTAGCAATTGGAGGGAAAGGAGATAAAATTACTCCCTGGAATCTAGTTGAGATCAAGGAAGAAGATTCCAGAAGAGCAGATGCAAATATTGATCAAACAGCCACTGCAGATGATGACAAATGGATGTTAATGTATGTCCTATTTGTTTATCGACATGCAAGGGCACAAGTGTCAAATTACAAGAAAACATTATTTGAGAAATTCCAAACTCAAGTCTCTCCTTTAATCCCAGGAAAAATCACATTGACATCACCTCCACCAACTTATAATTCTTGGTTATCAAATAAAAATTACTGTAAGATGATTGCAGCTATTGATATGTTCTTTTGTCGATTCCCTCAGCATCAGGATTCCAATCTTCGTTTTGGTACTATAACATCAAGATTTCGTGATTGTGCAGCTTTAACATCTCTAGAGCATTTTAGGGAAACAGTCGGATTTAAAGGAGATGAAATGTTTGGTTGGATTTTTGTTGGGTCCCTAGAAGAAGAATGTCATACCTTGATGAAGGCAGGGCAAGAATTGGATCAACCTGGTTCTTATGCACCTTACCTAATTGATTTTGGATTAAGTCTTAAATCGCCTTACTCAGCTTCCACCTGCCCAGGTATGTACACATATTGTCACCTTGTGGGATCACTCCTTACATCCACCCGGTCCCAGAATGCAAAGATGATATCAGATAAAAATTTGGTAAACATAAGAACCAATGCATTATTGGTTGCCTATGTTTTCAGTGAAAATATAGAATGCAAGGTTTATTTTACTAATAACCAGGAATTTTTACAGGCTGGTCTCGATGGTCAAGATCAACTAACAGAGATACCAGATGATGATGGTGTATCATCAAGTCTAAGTATGCAAGATGATATGCCAAAAAGCAAAGACCCAATCGAATGGTTTATGTATTTGAAATCTTTGAAATTTCAAATACCCAATGCGATTAAAGACTTTGGGAGAGCTGAGGCTGCCAAAATGTCTCAATGCCGCGTGGGATCAATTGGCAAACATCTCAATGATGCTTTTTAAAATAAATATTGTTTCAAATATTCCATTTATCATTTATGAGGTACATGAATTGATTGGTTATATTGTTTACATTGAGTTCCCTGTACAATGTGAAGATATGATGTATTATAGTCTTTATATTCAAGGTTCCACATGAAAAAAATCAGTAGTTATTATGGATAACTACAAAAAGCCTTGTGATCTTAATACAGGATTAAACTGGGAAAAAGTATCAAATAGCATGGAAAATCAGGTTGATGACACTGAGTCTGCTGTTCCTGACCTCTCAGCATTCGTTCATGAAAATGCAGAAGACTTGAAAACCTGGGCAACAAGTCTTGAGGATTGGGCTTCAAAATTACCTGATCCACCTGAGGAATTGAAGGACAAAACTGAAGATGTTGATCAACGGAAGGATTCAGTGGACTCTATCGCAGACCAATTTTCAACATTTAATATTGGTCCCACAAGATGTCGACCAGGTCAGTTAGTAGGTCTGATTGAGGATCTGTGTAGAGTCTCCAGGTTTGGAGACATGGTGACTGTGAGTTATAAAATGGATGGGAACAACTTACTTTTGCTGTATCATGTTGATAGTGCTATATCACGTGATCAGCATCGGTTTGTTCCGGCTCCCAATCTAGATGACATAACTCCTAAGGAGACAAAAGTAACAACAACAAAGTGTTGTCCTCTCTATAAGGAGGTTCTTGAGGATCTGAGTAAAGGGATAATACTAAAGAAAAGATTCGGAGAGGGGACAAGCAAACTAACTATGAAGAGCTTGGGTGATCTTGAGGACATAGAAACCAAGTGGATTACAACCTGTCATAGTATGAAAAGAGAGTGCCTTGATCATCTCTTATCCCTTAAGGGAAAAAAGAAAATGTTACTCCGTACTTACACCATTGATTATTAAAACATGAAAAAAATCAGTAGATATCATATCTACACCATGGAGTATCAATTTCTTAAAAAAATATCTAGGGGCCCACAACTGGATACAGTATATGTCCGAGATAATCACATGTTGTTTGAGGGGAATCTTGCTTTTATTTGGGAAGATGATCTCAGTGAAAGGGAGCTATTACTCCTTTTAAAGTCAGAAATCAGTAAACTTCCAAATTATCAGAAATACAGTTCCATTTACAAAGTAGGGATTGGACTTCTTCTTTCCAAATCTAAATATGACTTTGTCTGGCCAGACAAAAATTACTTGATTAGTGGAACATCAGATATTGTCAATTTTCCAAATATTCAATATTGCCCTTGGGATCCACAAGAAGACCGAGTCCGAGTGGACAAATGTGGTTTGTGGCAGGAGAAAAGGTACAATTTAAGTCTCAATTTGTACTTCTCCTATGCAGACCCCAGGCTCGGTCGGACAATCTGGGAAAGTTGGTATTCAGAACTGAATAGTCGGCCTCCTTTCATGAGGTTTGAAATTGAGACCGTTTCAGATTATCTTGGGTTTGGAGAATTGGTTCATCATTAGATCATGAAAAAAATCGGCAGTCATCATGGCTACCTCTGAAAACTTTGACTCCAAATTAGCATGGGTTGTTGAGTCCCTGGAATTTCATCCAAATCCAAGGGATGATCCGGTCAATTTTGTTTTGAGTGTGAAAATAGATGTGGACTTTCCTTCAGATATGGATGAGATAAATCTCCTCATTCATATTCGCCAAGAACTTAAAAAGAACAAGATGTGGACTCAAAGAGGGACATTCATGGGATTATGTGCTGGCATAGGACTCTCTCACTCCATGTTTGTTCCATCCGATCCTCTTAGAAGAAGGCTGATGGGTGAGTTCAATGGAGTACTTAATATCCCATTGGTCCCATCTGTTGGAGATGATTATATCATCTTGAACACGACATCTTACAATTTGGATCTGGAATCATGGAGCAACATCAAGTTATCTTACACTTTCTTTATCTGCAGAGGGAATGGGAAGGTTACCAAGAGAATTGACACTTCTTGGTACTCTGGTCAACCAGCTAGGAAGGAAGAATACACCTTTGATCTCCTCACAATATCTGTCCTGTATGGCTTTGATGACTGGTTTGTGTCACCTCTTGTTAATTATGTTGAAGACCCATGAAAAAAATTAGTAGACATCATGGCTACTACCAATCTCAATAAAAGATTAACACGTAGGGTGTATTTCAGATTGGACTGGTATGGAGATAACCTGAAAGATGTAGATGTAATAAAATTATTTAAATTGACTATAGAAAGTGAGGACGTACTTGAATTGGTGAAGGATATGATGGTTGAAGATCTAATCAGAACATGCAGAAAATCATTTTATGATTTTGTTTGGCCAACACATCATAGACTGGTTGGGGGATCAGCTTTCTTCGGACCATGTCCTGAAAATTTGATTGAGTTACTTAAGGATGATATTTCAATTAAATTAGATGAGACTGGTATGTTTCGAAAGTCTCCTTTCACTCTAACAATGGAAATTGATTATAATTTGGATGAAGATACAAAAGAGTGTGAAAGCCAAAGTCCTAATAATTCACGTCCTCCACATCTTCAATTTTGACACATGAAAAAAATTAGCAGCAATCATGCTGAAAATCTGGAGAAAAAAGGGTAAAGCAAATTATGCTCAATCATCAAATTTATCTGATACTACATCTCCCTATGATTGGGCCTATGGGTCATCTGAACCAATTGAGTTATTTAGCCCAACAGCTCCACCAGTATATGAGACAAAAAATTCAAAATTTCATGTTATGGGCCAAATCAAAATTGTCACTAAATTGTCAATAGATAGTCCGGAAATGTTATGTCAAGTTCTGGAGCAAATAGTTTTGAAGTACAATGGAAGTTTTAAGTTCAAGGATCATCATCTTCTAAATTTAATTTTAGTTGGAACTCATATGAAGAGAGAGTTGGATCATGACACTTATGTCTATAAAGGTCTGTGGGATGATGTGATTGTATATGAAGGTATTGATGCAGATACAAATGGATTTGGAAACAAATTTGAACTATATCATAGGTACAAAATTAAAGGGCAAGAACTGGCTGTTCATTTCGAGTCTGATTTACGTTTGACCACTAGAAGTGGCATGACATATTATGAAGTGTACAACATACCAATGTCGAGTGGGAGGAATCCACCGATTTTGAATTGGATGCGGACTGAATTGGGAATTTAACATGAAAAAAATTAGTAGACATATTGTCTAATTTTTTGAAAATGTTTTGGATCAAGTTTCTCGTATTCATTAGAGCATCTTTAATTACAACCAAAGGTTATATATTACCTGGTGGTGTTGGGGGGGTTAGGTCTAGTAAGGTTCATATATTAGGAGAAATAGTACCATATACTTCATCTATAGACCATGGTGTCCTTGGTACCAAATGGGATTTTAGACATAATGATGGTCACAGAACAGTGTTGCCTACTCATTGTCATAGAACTTGGAAAGATGTTTTGATAGGTAATATAAGGTGTCCATCTAGAAAAGTAATTGGGAAAGAAGGATTGTACAATACATATATTGGAGATGTTTGGCATCCCCATACTGATAGTGGCTCTGAAATTAAGGGATTTTTATGCCAGAAAACAAGATGGGTATCAACCTGTACAGAGACATGGTATTTTTCTACAACTAAGGAAACCCAAATTGATGAGATTCCAATAAGTAAAGATGATTGTCTAGCTGCAATTACTTTAGTTGATTCCGGTGAATATATAGAACCATTCTTCCCTCCACATGTATGTTCTTGGGCATCTACTAATAAAAATACAAAGGATTTTGTAACAGTTCACAATCATCCTGTATTAATTGATATCTATAAAAATCAGCTAATGGATCCGATCTTTATTTCAGGAAAATGTTCAGACAAGGTTTGTAAAACAATTCATAAAAATGTTATTTGGATTGAGGCCAACGACAATGAGAGAAGTGATTTATGTGTTGCATCTGCCTGGGAGTTTTCTCATGTATTTGCAGATATAGACATTGATCATAATGAACCAGGGATTGTGAATGATATAGGGGACTCAATTGATTCTGAATTATATGGACCGAGAAGTTTGAAGGGAGCATGTATAATTGAAATCTGTGGTATAACTGGAATAAGATTTGCACATGGGGAATGGTGGGGATTAAAGACTGTATCAAATAAAATTAGCTTTACACATGGTTTATATCACTGTCCAGCAAACTCGAGTGTAGGTTTTGTTCATAATATTTGGACACCCAGTGAGGTTGTTGGTGAAATCACATATAGAGAACAAAAATGTTTGGATGTTATGTCAAGTCTTCTAGGTCATCAAAAAATTAACCCTTATGAATTGTCATACCTGATTCAAGATTATCCTGGTGAAGGTCCAGCATATAGGATTATGAAACAATTTACAGGAAAGAACAGAACCAAAAGTACAGTTAGATTGCAAATGAAAATGTGTAGATATCATGTTGCTTATATTAAAAATGTATCTTTCTTACCTACTGATGAGTCTCATGAAATCTACGAGATAGGTACTTGGGGCAATGGAAATAAGATAATTCTAAATTCATCAGAAGTTGGAATTGATCCATCATATAATGGATCTGATAATGATTGGGAATTATTGTTGACATTCAATGGTCTCATGAAATTTGGCAAAGAATTGGTCTTACCACAGGCTGTCTTCACAGATCATCCAAATGTAAGCAATATCTTGGAAGATTATGAAATTAATCTAATTGGGCACCCTAAGGAGATATTTCAGGAGAGTCAAGACGAACTGTCACAGGTCTATAAGTTTTATGAACGTTCTAATTCAACAAATATAGTTCAGTTAGCAGGAAATGTTGTTAAATCAATAGGAAAATCTATTGGGAATTTTTTTGGAGGAACAAGAAATCTGATGTGGTGGCTTGTTACAATTGTCTTATCTACCTTGGGGACATTTATTGCGTATAAATTAGGTCTTTTTAATTTCATTAAGAGGATGATCCTGAGTGATACCCTAAAGAAAGAGGAAAAACGGCTCTCCAATATATACGAAGAACCTCTCAAGCTCGGTGAGAGGAAGGCAAACCTGGTGCGCAATCCTTTTTTTGATCATGGGATTTAGTATCAATTTTGACCCAATTATAGACGGGTTTCGTGAGTTCCAACAAAATATTAATGGTGATATTGATGATCAATTAGATAAAATAAAAATAATCTGGACAAATTTGGGAACTCACATTAAATATTGGTTTATTCTTATTATAAGTATCTTAATTGTTTTGGCCATTTTATTCTTACTGATCAAAATTACAAGACTCATCTTAAATTGCAAAAAGATTTTTTCTTGTTGTTGTGATTTATGTTGTAAAGAGAAGACAAGTAAACAAAGAAGAGAAGATAAAATTAAAGTGTTTTCTATATTACCATGAAAAAAACTAGTAGACATAATGGATCTACTTGAAAATGACAGTTTTAATGATTTAGAATTTGATGCTGATTTAATTAACAATTTAGAAGATGATTTGGATGAATTTGAAGATAACTTTTTACAAGATTGTCTGTCAGAGGAAGATCGGATGGAATTTCTTAATAATAATGATTATAATTTAAATTCACCTATTATTCTTGATCATATTATTGAGTTAGTGAAGTTCATTCAGGGAAAGTCTTATAATAATATCTATTACCGTCCTAATTGGCTGATTTTTAAAGATTTATTTAAAAAAGGGAAGATTGATCAAGAAATCATTTATATCAACAAAGATTATTTGCATGTTAAATGGTTTGGTTTCCTCAAAAGCCCCATTTTCCTACCAGAAAATAAGTATGCTAAAATAGTTAGAGAATCTTTGAAACATCAATCACATATTATTGAATTTCTTCAAATATGGTTTCGAAAATGGGGACTGTCAGATAAACTGGATAATTGTAATTTATGGGAAAATTATAATAGATTGTTATCTAGAGAATATCTGTGGTGGTCAGAAATTTTTTATGACTCCCATATTATGACATTACATATGAATTGTAGTGGAAAAAAGGAGGCAAGAAATTTAGTCAAATTATACAAGAGCACTCCTTTATTAAATAAAGACAATAAATTAATTGGATTTATTTGGCTTTCACATACAATGGGGGAAGTACTGATTCTATCTGATTACGTATTATGTAATGCTTTAGGATCAATATGGGATAGACCTTTCTTATTGATGATTAAGGACATAACAATGTCTAGAGTTCAATCATTGACTTCCATGGTATTTTCATTAGACCCTGTTTATTCTGATAGTAAAATAAGAAACTTGATTGATCTATACACATATGGAGATGACTTTCTTTTTAAGGTTGGAAATATTGGTTATGATGGTTTGAAGCTCTTAGAACCAATTTGTAATCTTCAGTTATGCCGTTTAGCTCGAGAATATCGACCCTTAATACCGGAATTCCCAGAATTTGGACAACATGTTTGGAGATCGGTTAATGAGAAATCAATGAACACATTTGAGTTGTTCGAAATTTATCGGTTAGTTACTGATGAAAAAGAGTTGGATATGGTCCTTAATTATTATTCTGTTTTTCGGCATTGGGGTCACCCAAATATTGAGTATTTTGAAGGACTGCAAAAATTACATGATCAAGTGAATATGGAAAAACAAATTGATGATGATTATGCACAAAAATTGGCCAGTGATTTTGCATATAAGATTTTGAAAAAACATTATTTTGAAAAGAAGAAATGGTTTGTTGATGTATCCAAATTAACAAAGAAACATCCATTATTTAAACATATTACAAATTCTACTTGGCCTAATCAATTTGAAATAGAAGATTTCGGAGATAAGTGGCATCAATTACCAATTACTAAGATATTTGATATACCGGACTTGATAGACCCATCATTAATATATAGTGACAAATCCCATTCGATGAATAGAGATGAAGTTATTGATTTTGTAATAAGAAATCCAGGGAAACCAATACCAACTAGGAGAGTTTTACAAACAATGCTTGATAGACCTGCTACTGATTGGAAAAGCTTTTTACAAAAGATAAATGATTTTGGACTTGATATTACTGCATTAATAATTGGTCTCAAGGCAAAAGAAAGAGAAATGAAACGTATAGGGAGATTTTTTTCTTTAATGTCTTGGGAATTAAGAGAATATTTTGTTTTTACAGAATACTTGATTAAAGAATACTTTGTCCCATTGTTTCATGGTTTAACAATGGCAGATGATTTACAATCAGTCATAAAGAAAATGTTGGAGAACTCTCAAGGCCAAGGATCTAATGATTATGAATTTGTATCAATTGCAAATCATATTGATTACGAAAAGTGGAATAATCACCAAAGGAAAGAATCAAATTTTTATGTTTTTAGAGTGATGGGACAATGCTTTGGTTTACCAAATCTTTTTACTAGAACACATGAGTTCTTTGAGAGAAGCATCATTTATTATCCACAAAGGGCTGACTTACTAACAGTTGAGGGTGATACTCTGGTCAATAATTCCGAATTTTTAGTATGTTGGAATGGTCAAAAGGGGGGTTTAGAAGGGCTTAGGCAAAAAGGATGGTCTGTTTTAAATTACTTAGTAATAGAGAGGGAATCTAAAATTCGAAATACACGAGTTAAAGTTTTGGCTCAAGGTGATAATCAAACTATTAGCACCTTCTATCATTTACAATCTCATTTTGATAATGCGGAACTGGCTGATCAACTAGACCATATATGCAAAAATAATAAGGCAATAATGAATGCAATAGAACAAGGTACAACAAAATTAGGATTAATTATTAATAGAGATGAAACAATGGTCAGTGCTGATTACTTAAATTATGGCAAGGTGCCAATTTTTAGAGGGGTAATACGAGGACTTCATCTGAAAAGATGGTCAAGAGTTAATTGTGTCACGAATGACCAAGTACCATCTCTTAGTAATTCACTTGCAAGTTGCGCAACAAATGCGTTGACGGTGTCTCATTATTCAGATGAACCCTTAAATTCTATATACCTGCATGGATTATTTGGGAACATAACCATAACATTATTGATGGAATACAATCCAGCATTGAGAACATCAATTAGGTTTGCATTAAAGGATCCTGATTTAATAGATCATATTTGGTTCAGAATACTACTTCTCTATCTAGACCCGTCTTTAGGTGGAGTAAGTGGAACCTCACTAACAAGATTCCTAATAAGGATGTTTCCAGATCCATTGACCGAATCATTATCATTTTGGAAATTTATTTCAGAAAATTGTTCTGACCCAAATTTACAGAACTTATGTGCTGTTATAGGTAACCCAGCTATAATGGATTTCCAAATTGAGCACTTAGATAAATTAATAGAAAACCCTACATCAATTAATCTTATTAGGGGAATATCAGCAGCAAATTTAATTAAAAATGAGGTTAAAAATAATTTAATAGAATCAATACCTCGTGTATCCAATCAAATAATCAAACATGCTTTGGAATATACAAGAGACGAAGAACAGATGATATTACAATGGGTGCGATCTATCCGACCATTGTTTCCAAGGTTTTTAAGTGAAATGGTGAATTCTACTTATTATGGAATCACCACAAGTCTAATCGGATTATTTCAAAATTCTAAAACAATTCGTTCACAATTTCGGAAAAAATACCATAAGCGAATTGATGATGTCGTTTTTAAGAGTGAAATAATTGGTATAAGTTCTCTCTTAAAAATAATTAAGATCTCTGTTAGTACACCAACAAAAATATGGAAATGTTCATCAACACAAGCTGATTATCTTAGAAAGATATCATGGGGTCAAGATATTTTGGGAATGACAATTCCGCATCCATTAGAGATGTTAGGAACACCTGATAACCTGACGAATTTGTGTTCAATGTGCAGATCTAAGGATATTTTGTCTGATTATATAGCAGTTATGATACCAAAGGGTTTCTCATTAGTATCCATCCAAAAAGGACCCTACCCTCCATATTTAGGTTCTAAAACTTCTGAAACAACTTCAATTATTCAACCATGGGAAAAGGAAACTAATATCCCCCTAATCAGAAGAGCCTCAAAATTAAGAAATGCTATATCTTGGTTTATAGAACCAGGATCAAATTTGGCAAAATCAATTATGGAGAATATTAAATCTTTGACAGGTGAAGATTGGGGGGAAGGATTAAAAGGATTTAAACGGACTGGCTCAGCTTTACACAGATATTCATGTTCCAGAGTTAGTAATGGAGGTTTTTGTGCGTCTAGTCCTTCAAAGTTTATGTGGATGATTTGTACAACTGACACTATGATTAATTTAACAGGGAAGAACTATGATTTTATGTTTCAATCACTACTGATTTATTCACAGTCTACAGCAGGTGTGGTATGGGGAAAAAGAGCTGAACCAGTAAATATGCATTTTCACATCAAATGTCCAGACTGTATTAGAGAAATTGGAGAGCCAATATTGGAATCTGATTGGGTTTTGAAGTTACCATCTGTCAGTCACATTTTAAATGCCTGGAGGCCTGATTCAGATAAAAGCTGGGGAGAAGAAAAAATGCAACTGGAAGTTCCTATCCGAAATTGGGAAAAAGTTAATCCGGGAGAAAAGACATATCATGTTGGATTTATAATGGGATTCATTTTTACTGATATGTTGTTAAGTCATTCTAAACATGTTAGTGATTCATCATTATTCCCATTAGGGATATCTCGAAAGTTAGTACCCAAGGCATGGTTCGATGGCTTGATCATGGGAATCCAAAAAAGTTGTTCACTACAAATATCACATAGAAGAAATTTGTTGGAACTTAAAAAACCAAGAGTGGTACAATGGGGGTCCGCATATTTCACAATTGAGAAGATCTGTGAATCACCAGGTTTTTTAGGGATGGTTCGAGATGGACCATTGCTCAATGAAATCATATCTGTTCCACACAAAGTACCCTCATCATATCCTCTTAATAATTTTGACTTGGGCCTCCTAAGTCGAAATTATCTTAAAACTAAATTATTCAATATTTTTGACAATCCAAATTCAATACGTAAATATGATACGATTTGGACCTTTGCAGATCTCCAGTCACATGAAATTATTGGATCATTGGCATTATCACACATTGCATATAATCTCATTATGAGTACAAAAAAGAACAAAAATTTTCAAAATCAAGTAAGGCTAATCCAGAATGCCTATATATCAATAAAAAATGGAGACTGGGAAAATATTGATCAAAAGAGAGCTTTAAGACATGTGTCAGTGTGTGATCAGGAGGTGAGACATTCATGTAAATTTGACATTGCACCTTTTGTGCTAGAAAGTCAAGAAAAAACATGTCAATGGGGGGAGGAATTCATAGGTGATGTAATCATTGCAGAGGTAGAATTCACACATGAATTAGAGACTAAAAACAATGACATTGTATTTGCAAGAAGATTTTGTCCGTTAATTTCAGGTTTACGTACATTTCAAATGGCAACTGGGTCTCATTATAAACTTAGAACGATTATTAAGAAACTGGACATCAAATGGTCATTTGCGCTGGTGTGCGGTGATGGATCAGGAGGAGTAACAAGCTATCTTTGTCGATCAAATCCATTTGGAGAAGTGGTTTTCAATAGTTTACTTGAATTAGATGGTATTGATTTCAAGGGATCACATCCAAGTCCTCCTCCAGCAATAACAGCATTAGGTAATATCAAGAACAGGTGTATAAATTATCATAATTGTTGGCAGTCACCAAGTGATCTGTCGTTGAAAGAAACTTGGAACTATTTTGCACAAATATCATTAGACAAAAATAAAAAATATGACCTAATTATTGTTGAGGCAGACATAAGTGATCCAAAGACATTGAGAAATACTAGAGAATTATTGTCCCAATTTGTTAAAATTTATCTCAATGAAAATGGTAGTTTAATTTGTCGATGTTTTTTGGAAAATATATGGACTGGACTTGATAACATCAATGAATTGTTAATGAGATCCTTTAAGGACATCAAATGGGTCCAAACTAGTTTATCTAGTAATTTTACACAGGAAACATATGTTATTTTTCAAAAATTGAACAATTACCCAGACAATCGGTACATAAATTGGAAAAATCTATCTGTTAAAATCTTGGATTTTTATTGTTTTCAGACAAACAAGAAGGAATTTGATCGATCATTATTAATTGGCAAATCAAATTTAATAGCAGGTGTACCTAATGATTTGATGGTGGCACCAAATGTGGAGTTGAGTTCTCTTTTAGTTAAAATTGGATTGGAAACAGGATTTGCAGTTTCAATCATAAAATCTTGGATAAGAAATTTAAACAAAAATGCGGTTAATTATGTTCTTGCTGTTAACTCCCTGATATTTGAGTCCATTGTCCCAGTGACAAGAAAATCAAAAAAACGTCTATCACCCCCTTCTAACCAAAGTTTAGAATTGATTTTAGGTTTTTTCTTTGGATCTTATTTGTGGATCACTTTGAATGTAAAATCCTTAGATATGTTTAATTGGCTAACGGATAAACTTTGTGGACATGTTGATTTTTATTTATCTTATCATTTGAAAGAAAGTAAAAAAGATATTAAATATTGCTTATCTTGGAGTCTTAAAAACCCTGACTCAAATGATATGATTTGGAAAAGGATCAAGTTGCATCGACAATCAACATTGATTGGAAATGTCATACGATGCTGGCAACGAATGTATTCGGTAGATGAAAGATACATTTCAGAGGAGAAAATTGATAGAATCCTTAGTTTTTACAACAAGGGTCTTCATTCGAAGATTCTTCAATCAAATAGTTCTATTTTCCTCTAATGAATATGAAGATTATAGACTTGAAAACACATGAAAAAAACGAGATTAAGAATACATTTTGTTTTTTCT